GAAAGAAGCGGTGTCGTTCTATTCTAAATTAATTATAAAAACAGAAAATAGAAAGAATAAATGGATGAAAAAATAATGGCAACAAAATCAAAAAAAACATTACAGCAAAATATTACTACACAGGATTTAATGAAGGTTGACTTTCATTATAATTATTCTGATAACGAATTACTGAAAGATTGGAACTGGTTAGTAAAAGAGACTGCATTTAAGACGGGATCACAATACAAACCCGGTCTAAAACTGTGTCAACATTTTTGTAGGAATTTTTTTGATATTCAAACAAAAAATGGAAAGTCATTTGTAAAAGCATGGAATGATCCATTAATAATGGATAAGGTTAGGATATGGGGATTAACAAAAATGTCCGCATTGTATTTGTCATGGATGCGTAGAGCAGTGTATATGGCATCAGGAATGCATAATCCTAGTTTTTATAGACCGCATCTATCCAAGCAAATAATTCTATCAACACAAAAATCAGATGGAATTTTATTTGATCCTTGTGCAGGTTGGGGTGGCAGATTACTGGGTACAGTAGCTGCTGGCTGGAAATATATTGGATGTGAACCTAATGTTGAGACTTACGATAATTTAATGAAAATGGTTGCTTTCTTAAATATTGAAAATAAAGTAACACTATATAATCTTCCTTATGAAGATTTAGATTTGAGTTCTATTGTAGAAGTTGATATTGTATTGACTAGCCCTCCTTACTTTGACATTGAAATTTACGCATCAAATAATAATCAAAGTTATCATAAACATTCTGATTATAAAAGTTGGATGGATAATTGGTATATACCAATGATCACTCGCAATCTATCAATACTTAAGAAGGACGGATTAAGTTGTTATAATGTAATGAACGGAAGATGTGAAAACATAGTGGAACGAACTATGGAGGTACATACAGATATGGGTTTTGATTTAGTAGATAGTCTTGCAATTGATAGTCCTTTCAAGAATTATAAAAAGAAATTGAATAGATTTGATTTAACTTATATTTTCAAACAACCATCAAAAATTCCCTATCAAAAATATGTTCCTACTATAGTGAATAATGATTTATTTGTGTTTGCGTGACTAGATTACGATTAGGGAGGAACTCAAAAAACTAGTTGACAATAAATGGAGAACATGCTATACTATGGGTTATGAAAAAGCAAATTCTCTCATTCGTTGTTGAACAGCCCAAACACAGGGCTCACCGTGTGTTGTTTCAAAACAACACACCGTTCAAACCCAAAACTGTACAATCTAAAGTATTGTACAATCGTAAACCCAAACATTCCAAACAGGAGTTTTGATATGAACCCAGAATTGATCACACTGGAACGCTTGCTACAGTTCCATGATTGGTATTACAACTACAGTGATGACCACAGTGTTTGGCGGCGTGGACAGCGTGAGCATGATGCTATCGGAGAAGAACAGCGGCGTCTAATTCACGAGGTTAAGGTCCCGGTAGAGGAAATCCTAGAATTGACAAACAAGTATCGACCCAAAACTTGACATTAAATGGTTTTGGGTATATAATAGAATCTTAGACAGTTAATTAAAGGACTTCAAAATGCGTACAAAATCCGTCATTCAGGGCTTCAAGAATTCTCAAAAAATTCGCGTCATTATCGACGGGGTCGGCATCTATATGACTGTCGGTGAAACAACCAGCCGATTTGCAACTACTGTACACTATCAAGCTGTTGAGTCAACCTTGCATCTGATGGCACGTGAAGGGTGTGATGGTATTGGTCATCGTATTGGAGTGTATGACTTCAATATGAACAAGGTTCACGTTGACGTTCAAGTTGACATTCTTCGGTAATTGCAGGAATCTTTAATGGAAATCAAAGTAGAGGGTAGTCGCAGGAATCGCAAGTTTGTGGAAGCAATCTTGCCTTCTATGGTTACTCAATTGAAACTTGACCGTTGCCAAAAGGCACTGTTGATTCGGTTGTATGACGAATGCGAAAGCAATGAAGGCATGACTTTGGACCTCAGTGCAGTTACTGGAGCTTACTTGGTGGTTATTAAACCCAAGCGCAAACTTAAAGAAATTGCATTGACCCTTGCACATGAAATGGTTCATGTAAAGCAAATGGCAAAAGGTACCTTGAAAACCACAAAAAACGGGGTTCAAGTATGGGCGGGAAAACGTTTCAGTAAGAATACTGCATACCTTTCTCGTCCTTGGGAAATTGAAGCCTTCAGCAAACAAGAGTTGATTCTCCGTCGTGCAATTGAAGAATAAAGTTTCCAAAACATATCATTAATTCTTGACGATAAATCAACTATATGATATACTGTGTTTCTAGTGTGATAGTGTTAGTTAAATAAACTTGTAAAGGAAAATAAAATGGCAGCAGTAATTAGTGACAATCTGACAGTAACATCAGTTCAAGCCCGCAAGGCTATGTTGAAAGCGTTTAAATCCAAACGCCCACTGTTCATCTGGGGCCCTCCCGGAATCGGCAAAAGTGAAGTTGTAGCAGATGTTACAAAAGAGTTGGGCGGTCATATGATTGACTTGCGTATGGCTCAAATGGAACCCACTGACATTCGGGGTATCCCTTACTTCAATCGTGATATCAACAAGATGGATTGGGCTGCTCCTGTAGATTTGCCTGACGAGGAACTTGCATCACAATTCCCTATCGTTGTTCTTTTCCTTGATGAAATGAATAGTGCATCACCTGCTGTACAAGCAGCTGGTTATCAGTTGATTCTGAATCGCCGTGTGGGTAAGTACAAGTTGCCCGATAATGTTGTTATCGTAGCAGCAGGTAATCGTGACAGTGACAAGGGTGTTACTTATCGTATGCCGATGCCCCTAGCTAATCGTTTCTTGCACTTGGAAATGCGCCCTGACTTTACATCATGGCAAAACTGGGCAGTTAACAAAAGCATCCACAAAGACGTTGTGGGTTACTTGAGTTTTGCTAAACAAGACCTATACGATTTTGATAGTAAATCATCAAGCCGCGCATTCGCTACCCCGCGTAGCTGGTGCTTTGTGTCTGACTTGTTGAATGATGAGGACGACACTGACAATGATACATTGTTCAATCTGATTGCGGGTTCTGTTGGTGAAGGTCTTGCTGTTAAGTTTGCTGCTCACCGCAAAACTTCAGGTAAGATGCCTCAGCCGTCAGATATTCTTTCAGGTAAGGTAACTGATTTGAATGTCAAGGAAATTTCTGCAATGTACTCGCTTACTGTTTCATTGTGCTATGAATTGAAAGATGCCCTTGAAGTTCAAAAAGTGAACAACAAAAAGTTCCACGAAATGGCTGACAATTTCTTGTCTTACATTATGAAGAATTTTGAGACTGAATTGGTTGTTATGGGTGCTAAGATTGCACTTAAAACTTACAAGTTGCCGATTGAGCCAAGTCAACTGAAACACTTTGATGAGTTTCACAAGAAGTTTGGTAAGTATATCGTAGACGCAGGTAATTGATTTTATGGGTGAGAATGGTGTGAACATTCTCACTCTTTTTACTTGTGTTAAAATGGCAACTGTGCTATAATATAGCATATATTTGATAAAGGACTGAAAATGAGTAGTGTAATTGCCCCAACAAAAAAGAAAAAGCGTTCTGACAAGTTTGATAAACTAGTTGGACCCACCGATCCTAAGATTGACAATCTAGCCCGTGAACGATTGATTTCGGCACGTGTGGGTTTGCTGTTGCGTCATTCATTCTTTGGCAATCTTGCTACCCGTCTTAAATTAACTAATGCTGATGAATGGTGTAGTACTGCGGCTACTGATGGACAGAAATTCTATTACAATAGCCGTTTCATTATGCTATTGAAACCCAAAGAAGTTGAATTCTTGGTCGGGCACGAGGTCCTTCACGTTGTTTACGATCACATGGGTCGTGTCGGTAAGCGTGATCCACAAATGTTTAACATTGCTAATGACTATGCAGTTAATGCAGACTTAAAGCGGCATGGTGTTGGTCAATTTATTACAAGTGTTCCCTGCTTGTACGAAAAAAAGTACGACGGCAAAGCCAGCGAGGAAATCTATGATGACTTGATGCAAAACGTTCAGAAGATTGATATCAATAGTTTGATTGATCAAATGATTGACGATCACATGGATGGCGAAGGTGATGGCGAAGGTGATGGCGAAGGTGATGGTGATAAGCCGGGCAAAGGTCGTCCTAAAATGTCCGACGAGGAACGTGAACGTGTTCGTCAAGAAATGAAACAGGCTATTATCAGCGCAGCATCAAGTGCCGAAGCTGGTCAATTGCCCGCAGGGGTTGAACGTCTAATCAAGCAACATACTGACCCAGTTATGCCTTGGCGTGAACTGATTCAAACAAACTTGACTAGCAGCATTCGTACTGATTATTCTTGGATGCGTCCCTCACGTAGGGGTTGGCACATGGATGCTATCATGCCCGGTATGACTCCCGGAGAAGAAATTGATGTGATTGTGTCACTTGATATGAGTGGCTCTATCAGCAACAAGCAAGCACAGGCTTTCTTGGGTGAGATTGCAGGTATGATGGATGCGTTTGATGGTTACAAGGTCCACGTATTCTGTTTTGATACTGACACTTACAATCCACAAGACTTTAACAGTGAGAACATGGACAGTATTGATGAATATGAACCACAAGGTGGTGGTGGTACTGACTTTGATTGTATCTTTGATTACTTGAAGAAAAATGCAATTGAACCCAAACGATTGATTGTGTTTACTGATGGATATCCCTGCGGTTCATGGGGCGACCCTGACTACTGTGATACTACTTGGATCATTCACGGTGATAAGAATCCAAATCCCCCTTTTGGAACATATGCATTGTACGATGAGGCATGATATACGAAAGTCCGGACGGAGGCAAAACGGTTTACGAACGTGAATCAAATTCCTCCGAACGTAAGTTAATTATGGATAACCGAACTATAGATGGTCAACCTCTGCATGATCATATAATGGAAAGTAAACTGTGGGGTGAAATACGCAGTGCAGCAAAAACAAACGTAGCATTAGCAGATATATTAGAACAGGCAAAGATGGTATATGCGCTCATCAAAAAAGAAATCAACTAGATTTGTTGTTATGTGGGACATGAATGGGCTTGAAGCCCTAATTAATGTCACACAAATTGAAAAAGAACATGAACAATGGGAAAAAGAAAACATTTGGCGTATTCTCAAGGAGCAAAACGAAACACTTAAGCCAGCACATGTTCCTTTGCATCAGATGATTCTTAGGGCTCAAATTAATAGTCAACGGCATTATGAAATCTATACTTTTGATTCTGAACTGTCTGAACAGGATATTAGAGAAACATTTGAAGATAGTCCACAAGTAATAGCTGATGCTATTCGTAATGTAGGATATAAATTTTATAGTAACAGAGCAACAACGAAAGCGGTAATCGTATGATGTATATTGGTACAAGTTTGGGTAGATGTTTGCGTTCTATTCTAATAGATGAAGTGTCCAAAGAGGATGTGGTATTGATTATCACCCGAACCAAAGCAGAAAACCTTGCACAATTCATGTTTGTAGTAAAAACATATTTTGATGATGGTGGCAATATTACTTCACCCCGACCCGCCGACTATAATATTGCAGTGAAGCCATGGGATGAAGTAGAGGAACTTGCAAAATATTTGTATACTAGCGGAAAGATTCACCAGCCAAGAAACGTTGCAAGTTTGGGGAGTAGTTTCATTCATCCTGGATTGAGTAATGATGTTTGGATAGAAGTATCTCCTAAGAGCAGGAATACTACACCTGCGGTTGTGCAAGCATATGAGCATTACAAAATGCTTGACTCATTGACCCAATAAAACTCATAAAAATATTTCGTTGAGTATATTAGATATTAAATATCTATGTACTCAAGGAGAATAATTTATGAGTTTTTTAAAACATGTCGGTAAACAAGGTGATCGTAAGGTCGCTATCATTTTTCGTGAGGTTCCAGGTGAACCCCACATGTGTCTTGTAACATATACAGAAACACTAAATCAACACATCCACGATCCATTGATACGTTGTATTGAAAGTGATATTGGACAACACGCTGAATCATTGTCTGATGCATTACACCGCACCTTAGGTTTAGATGGTAATCCAATATTGCAAACATTGCATCGTGAAGGTTTACTAAAGAAAGTAAAGACAGAAAGTATTATGGTCACACCTAATCCTCAAACTAAAATCAAATTAAATGAACTTAATAAAATTTTAACTGAGATGAAACAAGGAGAAGATGCTGTTAAACGCATGGCTGATATTGATCAAAGCAGGGGAATGCAAACTCCAGCAGAGATAGCACGTAGACAACGTGAAAATAAAACACAGAATGCAAAAGTACCAGAAACCGCACCATTACTAGCAAGCGGCAATAGTGCATTAGGTGATAATGCAATTGCACATAATTTGCGTTACCAGGCTGCAAAGATGGCGGCTGAGGCTAAAGGATTATTAGTTGAAAGTGAAATTTTAATGAAACAAGCTAATGAGATGGATCCTCCACCAGCAGTCAAGAAACCAAAGACAACAAAGAAATCAGTTGTAGTTGAAGCGCCAGTTGTGGCTGAGTCTACACCTAAAGTAAAGAAAGCAAAAGTTAGTGCATAATGAGTCCAGAATTCATAGAAAAGTGGGAACATATACTTGAAGATGTTGAGAAAAATAAAATACCAGTAGAATTTATCAAGAAATTGATAGTTAAACTTAATGGTAAAAAACAACATACTATTAATATTGAAAAGTTTTTTAGTCAAGGAGTGGATCCGGAACAGATAGAAGAAATTGTAAGTAGAAAGTTACAAGAGTTGGATGACTCTATCGTTGGTGTTGAATTTATTTTAAATGTTCAAAGTATTGCTGACGCCGTTCAACCTGAAACAGATAAATTACTAGGTAACTTATGAAACCATACTTAGAATTATTACAAGACATTCTAACTAACGGAGAAACAAAAGATGATAGAACTGGCATTGGGACTATTAGTGTGTTTGGACGTAACCTTCGCTTTGATTTGCGTAGGGGCTTTCCAGCCGTCACTACTAAAAAACTTGCTTGGAAAGCGTGTGTAGGTGAACTACTCTGGTTCATTGAGGGTAGCCGAGATGAACGACGATTGGCAGAACTAACACATGGCACCCGTGATGGTGTCACTACTATCTGGACCCCAAACGCACTAGCCAGTTACTGGAAACCTAAAGCTAAGTTTGATGGTGATTTGGGTCGTGTATACGGAGTACAATGGAGACATTGGCTTACTCCCGTAATACACAAGAGTGAAGTCTTTATGGATGAGTTTGGCTCTACGTACAACCGTAAAGGTAGTGTACATCATAAAGAAGTAGACCAACTAAAAATATTAATAGAGGGTATCAAACAAGACCCCAATGGTCGTAGACATATACTCACTGCGTGGAATCCGGGTGAGTTAGATCAAATGGCACTGCCACCATGTCATGTATTATGCCAATTCTATGTCAACAAGAATAAAGAATTATCTTGCCATATGTATCAAAGATCAGTGGATGTTTTTTTGGGCCTCCCCTTCAATATTGCTAGCTATGCGTTATTCACTCATTTAATAGCACAAGTATGTGGGTTGGGTGTTGCTGAATTAGTCATTAGTACAGGTGATACACATATCTATACTAATCATGTTGAACAGGTTAAAGAACAATTAAGCCGTGCTCCATTATCACTACCTACATTGAAGATTAATCATACTATTAAAAACATAGATGATTTTTCACCGAACGATATTGAGTTAGTTGATTACAAGTGCTATACTTCTATCAAAGCAACTATGGCAGTATGACAACTGAATCAGACATAATTGAATGCGTAGTACATACCATTCAAATGAGTGATGTAGAAGATCCTGATTTATTTGTTGCTGATCCTATTTGGAAATGGCAACAAACAGAAGAAGGTAAATGGATTATGGAACATAGTATTCCTACTCCAATTTGGAGAAGATATCATGACGCAAGCAATTATGGATATTCATACTCTATCAATGCCTTTTTGAAATCAAAAGATTATGTATTTTGGAAGTTAAAGTATAAATGAATATATTAGTAACAGGTGGATGTGGACTCATCGGACACAATGTAGTATCCCGTTTACAAAAATTAGGACATCAAGTTTCAATAGTTGATAACAAAACTAACTATGGTATTATTCCTCAAGCTGAAATTGATTATCTTATAAGCGAACGAGAAAAGAAGATTGGTAATAATAGTTTTGTTTATGCCAAAGATATTTCAAATGCTGATGATATAGATAAAATATTTAATATTGAAGAACCTGAAATTGTTATTCACATGGCTAGCTTTCCTAGACAGAAAGTAGTTAATAGTAACCCAGCATTAGGTAGTCGTACCATGAGTGAAGGGTTACTTAACTTGTTAGAAACCTGCAACAAATACGAAGTACGCAAATTCATCTATATGAGTAGTAGTATGGTATACGGAGACTTTACTGATGATGTAAAAGAAGATGCTATTTGCAAACCACAGGGTCAATATGGTATAATGAAACTAGCAGGTGAATGGCTGGTTCGTGATTATTCTCGCAGAACTAATCTTGTACACACTATCATTCGTCCAAGTGCAGTGTACGGACCATTGGATGTTGAAGATAGAGTTATTAGTAAATTCTTACTTACTGCTATGCGTGGTGGAGTATTGAAAATCAACGGTGAGAAAGAGACACTAGATTTTACCTATGTAGATGATGCGGCTGATGGAATTGTTGCTGCTGCATTAAGTGACAATACAGAAAACAAAACTTACAATATTACAAAGAGTCATAGTGTTACATTACTTAAGGCTGCACAGATAGCATTGAGTTTAGCAGGTGGAGGTCAGTTAGAAGTTAGAAGCAAGGATGCTGATTTCCCAAGTCGCGGCGCATTGAATATTGATGCTGCTAGACAAGATTTTGGATATGATCCTAAAATTGATGTAGAAGAAGGGTTTCAAAACTACTATAATTGGCTAATTGATGATATGTATTTCAATAAAGATAAATATCTAAATGTGGACAATATCATTCTTACCTAACTGGGTATTTCATCTATTGCTTACAGCCGGTATATTGGGTACAATAGCCGGCTTTGTTTTGGGCATGATTCCTTTAATACAAAAGTACATATTCCCTATAAGAATTATTAGTATATTATTATTATCGTTTTCGTTGTATATAGAAGGTGGGTTGTCTAATGAAGAATCTTGGCAGTTAAAAGTTAAAGAGGTAGAAGCTAAACTAGCACAAAAAGAAGCGCAAAGCCAAGCAGAAACTGTAAAAATTGTAGAAAAAGTAGTTACTAAGATAGCATATATAAAGACCAAAGGTCAAGATATTATCAGGTATCTTGACAAAGAAGTAGTAAAAGACAATGAGGTTATCAAATATATTGAAAACTGCCCTGCTATACCGCAAGTTATACTTAAATCAGTAAACGAAGCAGCAACTATCCCGCATCAAGCAACAAAATGAAATATTTAATTATACTATCTACAGTTTTATTAGCATCTTGCAGTACTCCCGTACCATTAACTCCTAAATTTCCAGAGGCACCTGCCACATTGTTATCAAGTTGCCCTAAACAATTAGAGAAAATTGAAGGAGATTCCGTCACCATAGTTGATTTTACTAAAAGTGTAGTTAAGAATTATGCCACTTACCATGAATGTGCTGCTAAGTATGACGGTTGGATTGAGTGGTATCAGATTCAAAAAAAGCTATGGGATGAATCTAACTAATCCATAAATAGTGATAAATACACTATAGTTTAGGATTTAGACATGACTCAAGAAATAATCAATATAGGCGCACAACCCAATGATGGGGAAGGTGATCCGTTACGCACAGCCTTTGCAAAGATTAACAATAATTTTACACAGTTATTCAGTACTGGGTTTTTCACTTCAAATGCATATTCTACTGGAGATACTGCTGGACAAGTTATATTTACAACCCCAATTGAAACTTTTACACAGGGCATTATTCAGATTAATTCTAATGATACCACCTCAACTGACACTGAAAACATTACATTAAATGTATCTGTAGTTAATGACGGCAGTGATTTAACATGGGTTGGACACAGTACATTATTTTTTGGTAATGTTTTAACTGGTTATGACATGGATATTTTTGAATCAAATGTTCGCATACTAGTTAATCCATTGATAGACACTACAATCTTTCACTTTATATCTGCACAGATTACTTGGACAGGAGTTCCTGTTCCTGGATTGGACTTGCTTACTGACGGCTCAGTTGATCCTCTAATAGTAGACACAGAAAATAATTTCAATTTAGAAACTGAAAATCTAGTAATAATATGAGAGCAAAAGAATTTATAACAGAGCAAAGCAATTTGCCACAACGAATTGCTAATCCGTTACCATCTACTTGGGTAATACCAGAGTTACAGAATCAAAATGCATATTTACAATATAGATTCTCTATAGCATTAGCCGGCGCCAAAGCATCTCGCAATGGCGATATACCTAAACTAAATAAAGATTCAGTTTGGGGAGAAAATCAAATTGTTTCGGGATATATGAATCCAGGCATTGATAAAGATATTGATTATGCTTTAGGTGAAATGGGTCTTAGTGGCAAACAATTAGTTACCTCTGATAAGAGCGAAGAAACAAGTGATACTGGTATAGTTAGCCCAGTCAATCCTTTCAAAGGTTATCCAAAATGAGAGCAAATGAATTTGTAGCCGAGAGCAAAATGGGAAAAGTATCTGCCCAGCAACAACAACCAACGGTTGGATTGAATGTGTTTTCAAAGAAAATAGACAGTTATGATAGAATATATGATTTGAATCGGTTAATGATGGCTGTAGCAAGTAGTGATGGAATAAACCCAATAGAAATGCCTGCCGAAAGTTGGGTAGGTAAACACAACACCGCACATCCTTATACCGAAGAAGAACAAAATATGCTTAAATTAGCATATGAAGCTGCTGGGTTAGCATACATAGATTTAAATAGTGGTGATTTAGACAGTGAAGAATTAAAGTCTACAAACACTCAAAGTATAGTAAAACCCTTTAAAGGGTACAAAAGAAAATAAACGGTAACATAATCCTAGAATAAGTAATTATAACAAATTACAGGATTCTTAATGATAATAGATATTAACAAAACACTAGATTTAATAAAATTAAAATTTTACAATGAATGGCTATATACTGCTCATATATATGATGAGGGTGATAGTCCAATGCACAAGAGTTTAACTGAACAAGTTGTCAAACAATACATAGACCCATTAAATCTAAAGAAAGATAGCAAGATACTAGACTTGGGATGTGGCCCGGGCTATTTCCTAGATGAAATGAAGTCACGTGGTTATACTGATTTAACTGGTGTAACATTAAGTCCCGGAGATATTAAAATCTGTGAAGATAAGGGTCATACTATTAAAAAATATGATTTAAGTTTCATTCCGCAAAGTGAAGGTTACTATGATGAATCAGTAGATTTTATATTCTTGCGTCATGCATTAGAGCATAGCCCATATCCTATCTTTAGTTTAATGGAATATAATCGTATTCTCAAGCAGTTTGGTAAGATTTATATTGAAGTTCCGCAACCCGATTGTGATAGAAAACACGAAGAAAATCTAAATCATTACAGTATTCTAGGACAAAATCAACTAGCAGCATTGATTGTTCGTACCGGATTTAACATTGATAAATTTGAAAACTTTGAATTTGATCTTGAAGTTACTAACGCAGAATTTCCTGAAAAGTCAACCAAACTAAGAGAAAAGTTTTACTGTATCGTTGCTACTAAACAGCGACCATTAGATATCAAGTAAAATAATAAATACTCACTACAAGTGAGTATTTTTTTATGTTCGATCCATTTAAACAAGCTAAAATTCAAAACAGTTATGCTAAACTCAAGGATATAAAAGTCCCCGAGAAGGATATCTCATTGGATGACTTAAAAATATTAAGTGGGTCTGGTAAAGTTACTGGTGAATACTCTTATACACCATTACATGAATTAGCACAAAAGAAACAACAATATATGCGTGAGCATAACATCAAGCCTGGTGATCAAGCCTGGTTTAAATTAATGTTTGCAAAAACACATCTTACCGGTGAAGACCCATTTTCTAAAAACTAGTAGTTATTGCGATAAATAAGTTATGGCAACAACTAACTCAGCACCGTCTCTTGTAAAAAATCCCTATACTAAGACGAAATTCAAAAACAATAAAGAATTACAAGACTTTATAAAGTGCTGCGATCCAGACACTGGTTATCTATACTTCATGGATAACTTCTTTATGATACAACACCCTACAAAAGGTAGTATGGTATATCATCCTTATGGGTATCAAAAACGATTAATCAATACATATCATAATTATAGATTTAGTATCAGTTTGATGCCGCGGCAATCAGGTAAATCAACAAGTGCGGCGGGGTATTTACTCTGGTATGCTATGTTTGTGCCAGACAGTACGATTCTTATCGCAGCACACAAGTATACCGGTGCACAGGAAATTATGCAAAGGGTGAGATACGCATATGAAAACTGCCCAGATTACATCAAAGCGGGTGTTACAACTTACAACAAAGGCTCATTAGACTTTGAAAATGGAAGTCGTATTGTAAGTGCAACTACTACTGAAAATACAGGTCGTGGTATGAGTATTACATTACTATACCTAGATGAGTTTGCATTCGTTAGACCAAGTATCGCTAGAGAATTCTGGACTGCTATTACCCCAACATTGTCAACTGGTGGTAAAGCAATTATTACAAGTACTCCAAACAGTGATGAAGATCAGTTTGCTTTCATTTGGAAAGGTGCTAACAAAACTGAAGATGAATTTGGCAATACAACTGAGCTAGGTGTAAACGGATTTAGAGCGTATAGAGCATCATGGGATGAACAACCCGGTAGAGATCAAAAGTGGGCTAATGAAATGAAAGCACAACTGGGCGAAGATAGATTCCGACGAGAAATTGGTTGCGAATTTATTATTGCTGACGAGACACTTATTAATCCTAGTACATTGATTGACTTGCAAGGGATAGAACCAATTACAAGAATGGGACAAGTTCGTTGGTATCAGAAACCAGTGAAGGGAAATATCTATACAGTAGCATTAGACCCGAGTATTGGAACAGGTAATGACCCGGCAGCAATACAAATATTTGAAGCAAATTCAGTTACACAAGTTGGTGAATGGAAACATAACAAAACTGATATCCCAACACAGATCAAACTTATTGCACAGATAAACAAATATATTGTAGAATGTACAGGTGAGCCAAATAATCTCTATTATTCAGTAGAAAATAATAGCATAGGGGAAGCGGCATTAGTATCATTAAACGAATATGGGGAAAATAACATTCCAGGAACATTTATCAGTGAACCCGGAAAAAAACGTAAGGGATTTAATACTACACAAAAAAGTAAATTAACTGCTTGTGCT